TTTAAACCAAGATGGGTAATGATAAAAAATACGAGCACTTCAGCAAGTTGGGTTATTTTTGACAGTATAAGGAGTGGAACGACAAACCCTATAAATGATGTTCTTGAGGCAGATACATCTGATATAGAAGCAGCAGTTGGAACTGCACACATTGATATTGTTGATAACGGATTTCAGGTTAATAATACAACATCTTTTTCTACAAATAATAACGGAGATACATACATCTATTTAGTAATAGCATAAACAATGGAACAATTGAAGATATACGGATTCAACGCAATAGCATTAGCAATATCAATAACAGAGATTAATCCCTATCTTCAGACAATATCTTTATTATTAGCAATAGGGTACACAATAATACAAATAACAAAGAAACTAAATGGCAAAAATTGATATAGATGGGGATGGAAAAGCTGACTTGAGCATCAGCGTAACACAGATAATAACTATAGCTGCAATGTTTGCTTCTATTATAGGTTCTTATTATACATTAAGTGCCAAGATAGAAACTAATGCTTCTGACGTAGCTAAACTTAAATACAACGAAAAGGAATACACTTGGAAGAATCAAAGACAACTTGAAGCTGAAGTAAGAACAATTACTTTAGAGATGCGTGATTTTATGAAGGATTTAGAGTATTTACAAAGAGATAAAAAAAGATAAAATGAACACACTTATTATTATTATTACTATTTTAATGTTTGCCACAGCTATAATGATGGGGTTAACTATTTACGGATTATTTACTGACAAAGACAAGGATGGTATTCCTGATGCTTTAGAGGATAAATTTAAAGAACTAAAAGAAGAGATTAGTAAGTTAAAAAAATGAAGTACTTTACTTTAGATGAGTTTGACTGTCCAAGCCACGAAGGCAGTGGTGTTAATATGGATAGTAGCTTCCTTGCTAAACTTGAAGAGGCAAGAGAGATTGCAGGTATTCCATTTAGAATCACTTCAGGTTATAGAACTAAAGAACATAACACCTACGTTGGTGGAGTACCAAATTCCTCACACCTTATTGGAGTCGCAGCAGATATTTCTGTGTCAAGTGGAAGTGAAAGATACATTATACTCTCCGCCCTTATCAAAGCAGGATTCAGAAGGATTGGAGTTGCAAAGACCTTTATCCACTGTGATACCGATGACTCTAAACCTAACAGCGTTTGGACTTACTAACACCGTAGGTAGTACACTATGCTTAAACTATTATTAGGATTACTTAAAGGGGGAGATGGTAGAAAGTCAGTTGCAGGTAATTTAGCTTGGGAGATACGAGAAGCCATAAAGGGTAAGGAATTAGACCCAAACGAACTAATTTCAATACAAACTAAAATTAACGAAATTGAAGCACAACACCGTACTGTATTTGTTGCAGGATGGAGACCTTTTATTGGTTGGGTGTGTGGTGTAGCATTAGCTTATAACTTTGTAATTAGAGATTTATTCGTGTGGGCATTACAACCTGAAACTGTACCTCCTGCATTACAAATGGAACAATTAATGACTGTTCTATTAGGTATGTTAGGACTCGGTGGTTTAAGGACTTACGAGAAAATCAAAGACAAAGTAAAATAAATTGTTAAAAACTTACCTTTAAAATAGTTTACATCTTAAAAAAAAAGATTGTAACTTTGGTGGGTAGTGGGAAATAAATTAAAATAATTATTTACTAACTTTAATATATATATAAATAAATGGAAGATTTAACTATTAGAAAATTAGCAGAAAAAATTGCTAAAGATTTTCAATTATCTGTAAAAGATAGAACAGATGCAATATTAGAAATGGATGCAATATCATATACTAATTTAGGTATCGATAGTACTAAAACAGAAAAAAATAAAGTTAAATCAGATAGTAAGTATTTATATAAATTAATAAAAGGCTTTAATGAAACAGATGGTAAACTGTTATTAAACCATCTTGATTCGTAAAACTATGCCAAGAACTGCTAAAAAACCTACAAGGAGTAAACTCGTTAAGAAACTTGATACGGTATTTAGTCAATACATAAGATTATCAAATGCGGACAACAATGGATATTGTACTTGTGTTACTTGCAATAAGACGTTCTTTTGGAAAGAAATCCAAGCAGGGCATTTTATGAGTAGGAAATTTTACTCCGTGCGTTGGTCGGAAGAGAATGTTAAACCACAGTGTGTAGCTTGTAATGTATATAGAGCAGGAGAACAATATAAGTATAGTTTATATCTTGGTAATAACTTATCTAAAAAACTATTAGACGAAAGTAGAGAACTACGTAAATTTACAAATATCGAGTTAGAAGAAATGATAAAAGATTACAGCGAAAGACTGAAAAAACTTACTTGATAATTCTTGTATATTGTTCTTTGTTAGAAGGGGGTGTAATTAATTTTACATCCCTTTTTGTTTTTATTAATATTTTTTTTGTAACTTAGCAATATGGAACAATTTACAAAAGCAGAACTCTATGGTAAGACTTTAGAACTGCAATACGAAAACGAGAAACTAAAAGAACAATTAATTTTAAAAACAAAGTAATGAAACAAGAAACAAACATTCACAAGAAGATGTTCTTATTACAACAAGAGATAGGAGCAATTAGTAAGGATGCAAGTAATCCTTTTTACAAGTCAAAGTATTTTGATATTAACTCTTTAATTAAGCAACTTAATCCTTTATTAGAGAAACACAAAATATTATTATCACAACCTACAAGAGGTAGAAAAGTATTTACTATTTTAAAATGTATTGAATCAGAAACAAGTGATATGGCTTGGTTAAAAATACCTAAATCAATTACAGACCCACAAAAAAAGTTAGCTTGTATTACTTATTATAGAAGAGGTACTTTAACATCACTACTTGGATTACAGGCAGAAGATGATGATGGTAATACAGCAAGTGGTGTAACAACACAAAAACCTTTTTTAAATAAGAATACACCTTTGTATAATACTATCATAGATAAAATAAAATCAGGTACATCATTAAGTACAGTTAAAAGTCATTACAATGCTAAAAAAGATGTTTGGGATGAACTTGCAAAATTGTAGAATCAAAAAAGTATATTACACAGTTAAATATAATAATCAATCAATAAAAGTAGAAATATGGAAATTACAGGAAACATCAAACTTATTCAAGACGTTGAGTCAGGAACTTCTAAAGCAGGTAACGAATGGTCAAAGAGAACTATCGTTGTAACAACTGCAGAGAAATACCCACAAGATTTAGCTATTGATTTTTTAGGGGAGTCTATGAAAGCAATAAACAACTTTCAAGTAGGTAACCCTGTTACGGTAGGAATCAATCTAAGAGGCAAAGAATACAACGGTAAATACTACACAAGTATAAACGGTTGGAAGATTGCAAACACGGTTGGAAACATAACCAATGCAGAACAGAATCCTGCGAGAGAAGAAACAGCAGATTTACCATTTTAATTTAAGAGGGGTTTAACGACCCCTTTTTTTTATATATTTATGAAGAAAATAACTGAGGGCGAAATGCCGATAGACTTTTGGAACTACAACGTAAACCCTATATTGGGTTATTACATAGAAAAGGAGGACTATCAAACAAAAGCAATGGAAAGAAAGTACAATAAATTATCACAAAGTATATGATAGCACAGGCAAAGAAATTACAAGACAAGATATTAGATATAAAGTACGGAAGAATCAAAGAGGGTTTAAAGATTGGTGTTCCTGAGATTGACGAGCACATAAGATTTAAAAAGAATCTATTGATAGCGATAGGACACGCAAACGTGGGAAAGACAACAACGCTTATTTACTTTTACGTATTATGGGCAAAACTTCACGGTTTAAGATTTGTTGTTTGGTCAAGTGAAAATACACCTGAATCTATTCTAAGAAAGATAATCGAGTTTAGAATGGGTAAACCAATACAAGATGCGACCGATGAATTAATTAGCAAAGCAATAGAATGGTCAAATCAACACTTTAAAATAATAGATGTAGAAGATATGTACACCTACAAAAGTTTGTTAAAAGAAGCGCAACAAATAAAAGAGGCTTGGGACTACGATGGCTTACTAATAGACCCTTATAACTCTTTAGCTAAAGATGCTGCTATTTTAAAAATGGTAGGTAATTCTCACGAATACGATTATCAAGTGCTGACTGAGTTAAGAATATTTACTAAAAAGAACAACGTACAAGTGTGTGTTAATGCTCACGGTGTTACATCTGCACTTCGACAGGTACATCATTCGGGACACGAATACGAGGGTTTAACAAGACCTTTAGCAATGAGTGATGCAGAAGGTGGTTCTAAGATTTCAAGTAGAGCAGATGACATTATTTGTATCCATAGATATGTTGCACATCCTACCGATTGGATGTACTCACATATTCACGTGCTTAAAGTAAAGGAAAACGAAACAGGAGGCAGACCCACGACATTTGAGCAACCTATACAATTAAGAATGAAAGTAAACAATGTAGGGTTTGACTATATGGGAAGAGATTTAATACACAACGAAAGTAAAATACAAAAACTAAATATTTAACAAATATGATAATCATAGGATTTTTAATGTTAGTTGCAATGACCTTTTTAGTGATAGGTCAAATAAAAAATGCTGACATCATTTTAAGTCCTGTTATTGGGATAATGTTTGGATTTCTATATAACAAAGAACAATTTGAAGATGGACAAGAAATAACGCTCCAATGTTTGATTGGGGTAATTAGCATCACAGTTATATGGATAGACCAACAGAATGGCTCGGAAAGGTAGCCGAAAGGCATCAAGAGTGGATTAGTATAGTAAAAAGTTTTGGTGAGTTTAATTATGCAGAAGATATTGTGCAGGAGGCTTACTTAACTATTTATAAATATGCAAATGAAGAGAAGGTTATTAGAAATGGCAATGTTAGTCGTG